TTGTCGATGGCGCACAGGCGCGCCTCGCGGGGTTGCGGGCCTGCAAGCGCTGCCGGCCCCAGAATAAGACGGCGGCGGACCCGCGCCTGGATGCCGTGCGCCGGGCCTGCCGAGTGATCGAGACGGCCGGGGCGGCTGATGGCGGCCTCCCGATGCTGGCCCGGCTTGGCTGTGAAACCGGTCTCAGTTCTCATCACCTGCAACGCCTGTTCAAGACGTTGGTCGGCATCTCGCCGCGCCAATACGGGGAAGCCTTGCAGGTGAAGCGCCTGAAGGCGGGCTTCAAGAAAGGCGGTGCAGTCGCGCCGGCCCTCTACGACGCCGAGTACGGGTCTTCCAGCCGGCTTTACGAAAAGGCCCCGGCGCATCTCGGCATGACGCTGACCAGCTATGCCCGGGGAGGCCGCGGGCCCGAAATTGCCTTCGCCACCGCCGCAAGCCCCTTGGGAAGGCTGCTGGTGGCGGCGACGGAAAAGGGCGTTTGCATGGTCGCCTTCGGCGATAATGACGGGGCGCTGGAACGGGCCCTGGAGGAGCTTTGTCGCAAGGCTTCCCAGGCCATCGAGGATGGATACCACATCATCATACTCTCAGACCGGGGCGTGGACGTCCATCATGCGCCCATCCCCAGTCTCCTAGCCACCTCCGCGGTGCATCACCACCTGATCCGTGAAGGGACCCGCACCAAGGCCGGGTTGGTGGTCGACTCGGGCGAGCCCCGGGAGGTACATCACTTCTCCCTGCTCATCGGTTACGGCGCCGGTGCCGTCCACCCTTACCTGGCGCTGGCTACCGCCGAGGCATTCGGTAAGCGCTGCCGCTGCCATAGCTGATGACACGCCGATCTCTGCCTGGCAGCCACCCATTGCAGCCGATATAGTGGCGCCTTTCTTAAAAATACTGCCTATCTCTGAGGCAACAAATAAAAACTGAATGATTTTCTCTTCGCTAAAGCCATCGCAAAACGAGATGAAATATTGTAATACAGCCGGTATAACTCCCGCAGCACCATTGGTTGGTGCGGTAACAACCCTGCCGAATGAGGCATTTTCCTCATTAACTGCTAAGGCGAAACAGCTTACCCAATCCAGGATGTTTTGAAAATTGTCCATATGCTACAGTAGTTCCATGATCTCCATAAGGTGGAGATGTAACAACAAACATATTTGACGCTGACATAGCTCACGCTACAGACGCAACTGCGGCTACAGCTATGATAGGTGCTATCTTTACTGCGGCTAAGCAGTTAGATTCAAATTATGTTCCAAGTGAAGGCAGAAAATGCTTTATGAGACTTGAAGAATACTACAAATTAGCTAACGCTACAAACGTTATCAATGCTGATTTCAGTGGTAAAGGTTCAATCGCAGAAGGCAGAGTTGCAAGAGTAGCAGGGATTGATTTAATTCCAGTTCCTCACTTTGTAGAATCAAATGTAACTTCAGGAGTAGACGCAGGTTCGGCAACAGCCGCTACTGCAACTCCACAAGCTGTAGACTTAAGAACTTTTGTAGCTCTTGTGTCACACCCTTCAGCAGTTGGTACAGTAAAACTTATGGACTTATCTGTCGAATCCGATTACGATATTCGCAGACAAGGAACGCTAATGGTAGCAAAATACGCTATGGGTCACGGAACTCTTAGACCAGAAGCGGCTGTAGGAATTAAAGAAGCGTAATAGTTTCTTTATACTATAACACAAAAACACTTAGAGAGGGCGTTGAAATATACGCCCTTTCTTACTTTAACTTCAAGATATGCCTAGTGGGTATCTTGATTAACTCGCTTAAAAAAGAAAGGAGTAACAATGACACTAGACTTAACACCGTTTAGAGCTTTCACAGTAGGCTTTGATAGCCTATTTGATGAGCTTGATAGTTTTAAGACTGTTAGTTATCCACCATACAATATCGAAAAGATAAAAGATGGTTCATATAACATTTCAATGGCGATTGCAGGGTTTTCAAAAGATGACCTGACAATCTCTGTGAAAGAAAATGTCTTAAAGATAAAAGGAAAAAAAGTAAAGAATGAAAAAGATTTTCTTTACAAAGGTATTGGTGAAAGGTCTTTTGAACAATCATTTAAACTTGCTGAATTTACGGAAGTAAAAGAAGTTAAGTTAGAAGATGGTGTTCTTAATGTTTCTTTGATTCAGGATTTACCTGAAGAGAAGAAAGAAAAGACTATCAAAATATCTTAAACATAAGAGTCTAGGGGGGAGTCAAATCCCCTCTAGTTTTTAAATAATAAAAATGAGGATATAATGGATAAACTTAAACAAAAATGGCAAAGTCTTACTAAGAAAAATAAGATTAGATTTAGTGTGGCAGTGGTTATTATAGTTATCGTTTTGATTAGTATATTTTAAATAATGGCAACACAAATCACACCTACAACTGAGCTTCAGGCGGTGAATCAAATGCTGTCGGTTATAGGAGAAGCTCCTGTTAATACAATTACAGGNACTACTACAACTGACGTATCTGTCGCTAAAAATATTTTAGATGAAACATCTATGTCTGTTCAGTCTATGGGNTGGAATTTCAATACTCATTATGCTTATACACTAACAAAAGATATTGATAATAAAGTTCCCTTACCTTCTAATTGCGTTCAAGCTGACGCATCTGCACAATACCGATACCTAAATATAGTTATGCGTGATGGTTATTTATACGACATAACTAATTCTACAGACGTTTTCGGTACGTCATCAACCCTACCTACATGTGACTTAGTTCTAGTCCAACAATTTGAACAACTCCCCGAATATGCAAGACAATATATAGCAACGAAATCCGCTAGACGTTTTGCATCAAGATTTATTGGAGATAAAGAAATTGTTGAATTGGCAGGAAATGATGAACAAGAAGCACTTTCGGCTTTTCAACAAGCTGATAGTAGAAGTGCTGATGCAAATATTTTAGAAGGAGATTCTAATACTTNTTCAATAATTAATAGAACTCAAAGGAGAACTTAATAATGGGTGGCGTTGTTTCACAATCTATACCTAATTTTCTAAATGGTATGTCTCAACAAACTCCATCACAACGAGGAATTAATCAAGGTCAAGACCAAGTTAATTTACAAAATAATATTGTTGATGGGTTGTCNAAGAGACCACCNTTAGAATATGTCGCTACTTTAGATGGTACGAATGTCTTTCCTAATACAACTAAAATATGGAATATTCAAAGAGATGCAAACAATCGTTATATGTGTGCGTTCTATGACAATGGAGTTAGAGTTTTTGATTTATTAGGTAATGAAAAAACTGTCAGTTATCCTGATGGAAATACATACCTTAATTCTACTAATCCTAAAANNGATTTTCGTATGGTTAATATTGCTGATTACACTTTTGTTGTTAATAAGTCTATTACTCCCACTGCNGATAGTTCAACTTCGGCGGCAAAAATAGAGGAATTTCATGTTTACTGTAAANCAACTAATTATGGTAGAGAATATAAAGTTGGGGTTAATCACCCTGATATTGTTACAGCAGGANTNNCTGAAGGATATGAAGTAATATTTCAAGTACCTACAGGAAGTGTTGCCGCAACGGATAGCAAATTTAGAGATACAAATAAAATTACAGATATACTTTTATTAGGCACAGCAAGTACACACTGGGACGCTAGTGCTAATGGAATAGGATTTAAAACAATTAATAAAGCGACAGGTGCAACTGTATCTACTACACAAGGATTAAATAATTATTCACCTATTACTGCTGAATTTACTTTTGAATCATTTGATTCGGTTATCTATGGTAAACCGACTGATGGAGATGAAGATTATGAAGTGACAACTTCTGATGGTTCGGGCAATACAGCTATGTATGCTGTTAGAGATACGATACAAGATTTTACAAAATTACCTTATTACGGAAAAGTAGGAACTATTGTTAAAGTTACTGGTGACGAAGGTGATACGCTTTCAGATTATTTTGTAAAATTTGATGGTGATGGTGTGTGGATTGAAACTATAGCTCCTGCAACAAGTCTAGGAGTAACAGACACAACAATGCCACATGCTTTAGTAAATAATAATGATGGTACATTTACATTTAAGAAAAATATATGGGCAGATAGACTCTGTGGTAATGCAACAGACACTAATCCTGACCCAACTTTTGTTGGTAAAACAATAGAGAATTTAACTTTTTATAAAAATAGATTAGGAATATTATCAGGAGAGAATTTAATTTTATCGGGTAATGCTGATTTCTTTAATTTCTTTGGTACAACAGTTACACAAGTTTTAGACACTGACCCTATTGATGTAGCGGCTTCAGGTAGTCAAGTTAATACACTTAAAAATTCTATATTATTCAATGAAACATTATTATTATTTTCTGATACAGCTCAATTTAAACTTGGACATGCAGGAGATATGGTTAGTCCAACGACTTCTATTCTCCCTGAAGTTTCAGGTTTTGAACATGATGAATCAGTAAGTCCTATAGCGGCAGGAAGGTTTGCATACTTCACTCAGTCAAGAACAAATAATACAGCACTAAGAGAATATTATTCTGATGATGAAACATTAACAAATGATGGTTTAGATATTTCAGTTTCAGTACAAACTTTAATACCAACTAATGCTTATCAAATTATAAGTAATACAGTTGAAGATTGTCTAGCAATTTTATGTTCGGATACGGCAGATACTCAAGTAGCTCCGTATGTTACAACTTCAAACATAACAGCAACTAACGCTGATACTATGTTTATATATAAATATTTCTTTGATGGTGGTGATAAAGTACAAACTGCTTGGTCTAAATGGGAATTTGCAGGAGTTAAAATACTCGGTGGATTTTCAGTAGAAAGTATTATGTATTTATTTACGGCTGAAGGAAAAACTACAAAATTATTTAAAATAGATTTAAGAAATTTAAAAGATGCAACACTAGGTTTTGGTGTATACATTGATAAAAGAACACCAGTAACAGGAACTTATGCTAGTGGCACAGGTTTAACAACTGTTGTTTCTCCGTATGGATATAAAGCAGACTTAATGTCAGTTGATAGAACTGATGGAACAGATTATGCTCTGACTTCTGCTTCAAGTGCAACTTGCACAATTACAGT